CACCTGTAATGGACGTAAGTCCGCCAATTGCAGAATTTGCTGCACCTGTAATGGAAGTAAGTCCGCCAATTGCGGATGTAGCTTGTTGTTGGACTGAATTAATTAATCCTGATGCTTGTAATCTAATACCGGATGCTAGCTGATCAACTCCACCTGGTACTATTCCTCCTAGTGAGGATGCAGCTGATGTTAATTGACTTATGCCGCCACTTACTGCTCCGCTAACTTGGTTTAGTAAAGAATTAACTGAGCTACCTACCCCGCCAACTGCTGAAGTAAAATTGCTTAATACCCCAGGTAATCCCGGGCTTACAATGCCTCGCCCGAGTTGTAATAATGCGTTAACACTGGTAGGTCTTGCACTTGGATTAGCTGCAATTGTAGTATCAGGAGATGACTGATCAGTTGATTTAGCGGATGTAGAAAATTGATCTTGTATCTTACTAACAGGTGATGTATCTCCAATTACTTGCCCTTGCATACGCATCACACTCAATCGTTGCTTAAATTGGCCGTCATTAAATGTGCTAACTGCAGAATTTACCCGATAAACACCGCTGAATGGTACTTTATTAGCATCAAATCTCATCATACCGCCATTTTCAAAACTGTTGATATCATCAGGATTTCTAAAATTAATAGTAATCATAACATCGCCAGTGTTATATGTTGCTTCACCGTCAACAGTGACACCCCTGCCCGAAGGCTTAGGGTTATAATTTCCGATGCCGCCAGTTACTAAAAAATAAGGATCCCCTATAATTTCTAGTTCTCCTGTAAGCATGCTTGCTTTGGAATCTATTACAGAGCTATGCATATTTCTAGCAAGAACACTATATGGATCATCTTGACGTTGCCCGCCGGCACCGCCCGCTGCTGGTGAGACATCATTAGCTGATACATCAGTGCTTACTGGCGATTTTCCAAGAATATCATTTTGCATTACTTTAGTATCGCCTGCTTGCCCTTTTATTTCCACATTATTAGATGCCGCTACTGCATTTTTTGACGATACTGAATTATTATTACCCATTGCAGTAGGAGCTGACTCGTAATACAAGGTATTAAAATTTAATTTAAAATTCAAAATATCTATATTTTTTCCAGTATAGATATAATTATATTCTCGAAGACTAAGTTTTTTTATTTTGCTGATATCAATTTTTTGATCGCCATAATTTGGAACTCGAGTATAATGAATCCTGTAAGGGGAGACCACATATGTAAATATCTGAAATGGTTTTCTATAAACTGTATCCGTTGATGCTTGATTAGTAATTTCAAGTTTGATTAAGAAATAATCTAGCATACCATAAGAATCTACCTTGGTAGGTAAATTTCTTAAAATATTTCTAATATATGTACTATCGCGAATTACTGCCGCAATACATTCGTGAATATTCGCACCTTCTGCAAACTGTACTGTTTGCGATGCACTAATTATATGCTCTTTAGTTTGAACGGCTGTATCATCTTTTTTTCCAGGATCAGGAAATTTAAATACAGTGGAGTCCCTAAGTAATTGAGTAACATCTGCATTTCCAATATCGCTTGTTCCATTATCGTTAAATCCATCTGTATCGCTCCAAACAGGAAATTTTATAACATATTGATCGTTATGTTTATTGTCTTCGGTATTTTTACTTTTTATATTTGATTCGACTATTTGTTTATTAAGATTCGTCATAAAATCTTCTAATATAGATTTTACTTTGCTACCCGCCATATTAATAGGTTGCTTTAATGTGTTTGGTTGACCAAAAGCACGCTGCTCATATGGTACTGCAGAGCAACGATATTTTGTTCCGCGCTCAGTTACTTCAACTTCTACTTTAGTAAATCCTATTACAAAATATCTAGTCGATAACGGTATAAATTCAGATGAAGAAATATTATCCCCATCTGGATATCCTTGAAATTCTAATTTTAAAATAAAACTTGCCTGTACATATGATATATATCCAGCAGCAACAGCAGATACATGTAATGCTTCAATAAATCCGTTTATGCTATATGGTTCAATTATATCAAATGATAACTTAGTAGGTTGGGTAGTGCCTCCTTCTCTACTAAATGCCATAATAGTATTAATTTCGACATTTTCAATAAACATATCAAATCGGCCAGGACTATTTTTATTAAATCCGCTAATTAAATTGTTTGTATTAACCAATGCATCTATTTTTGTTTTATTATTTTGTGCAGCATATTTGTCATACACTGGTTCTTCATTCACAGTAAGGTCAGAATGTATACCTAAAGAACCTTTTCCGCCAGATTTTAGTATTACTAAATTTTTAGCACTATTTTGAAACTTAGCAGTTCGATATATAGTAGGATCTGATAATGCAGATTTATCTAATGCAGCTAAAGTAAAATTATAAGTGTAAGATCTATAGCTGTTCAATATATTTTGTAAACCTGATTGCTCTATTAATTGTTTAGCAGGAACATTGGGGTTGACATCTACTGTTTTTTTAACAACTATAGATTCTGTTGAATTTGCAGAGTCGGCTGCCGGTTGAGTGGCTTTCCAGTCTAAATATTGAGACATATTATAATCCTAACACTGCAGTAAGGGTAGACATTTTAGGCAGATAAATCTTGACGCCTGCAACTAAATCATATATAGGATCTTTAATCACACTTTTGTTTCTAACTGAAAAGACCCACCATAAATTAACACTGCCGTACAAATCGTATGCCAATAGATCAGGCCGATGTTCATATGTTTTTGTAACTTCAAATAACACATCATCCACTTGTGACGGAATATCTCTAAATGATATAATATCAAGATACCCATTTGCTTGATTGGTATTGTAGTAAGGACTGCTGGTAGAGTAAGTGGCCATTATAGTAATCCGTATTTTCTAACTTGCGGATTATTAAGCCAATCTGTGACTGAATAGTCCTGCATTTCTTGTCTGCTGTATACCGGAATACAACTTAGTGTAATAGTAGACATTGTAGGAACAGATGCTTGCCCATATATTGCAGCAGCCTCTGGACCTAAATTATAATAATCAACATTATCAGCTAATTCTAATCGAAAGCTAGTTATTGCTACAGGCACATTGGCTAGCATTGCATCCCCATACGCATCCAATCTGCATACCGGTGGCGGTGCACCACTATCGGTATCTCCTGTTATTCCTCCACTTCTCATTTTAGTTAATGCCCTTAATAAATGCACTGTAGCAAGGTAAACTCCGGCATCAGAATCATGTTGTACCGTAAATTTTCCAGTAATTGAAATTGCACTGATTGAACTATTTTTGTAGAAATAAACTGAGAAATTACTATGAGTGGGGTTGGCAGTGGAATATTCTGCTTTGTGTTCGTAATTTATACTGGGGGTATATGGAAAAATAATACCTCCTAATTTGCTTAATTCTTTATTGATACCCGAAGTGCTATTAGTTAGATAGTTTGTCGGTACTCGTATCTTTACTCGCAAATCAACACCCTGTACATTTCCTATTGCATCTTTTAAAACTACTTTTGTCCATACTTTTTTTCTAGGCATTGCTGCCGAAGGAGTAACTCTGTTTGCTTCAAATTGTGCATCACTGAATCGAACAACCGGCGGTGCATTATATACCCCAGTTGCTTCATTGCGTGCATCACTGAATGAAGTAGACACTGGCGCAGTTTGTGTTAAATATTTTGCATCAGTTGCTGCTGCAGTTGCATCAGGATTGGTAGCATCCGGTGATTTTACTACATCCGTAGGGCTCGGAGTTTTCACTACTACAGGAATCGCACTTGCATTCGCTGCTGCTTCACTCTTCTGCGATTCCAAAATTGATATCTCTGTGAACTTGTCGTGATAAGCATCGGCTACCTTATTAGTTGCAATTCCATATTGATCAAATGCCTTACTTGTAATTGTTGCTAGTTCCGTAGCAGCAATTTTATCTTCATCTGATAATGTTGCCAAAATTGTATTAATAACAATGTTCTGAGCGCGTGTGTCATTAATAGCAGTACCTTCGATGTGATTCCGATCAAACGAAAAGTCCCTAAGAAGTCCACTGGCGCCTGGCTGGTTAGGATTGAATGCTTTATATTCTGCCGCAATTTTATCCAGGTTGACTGTTGCAGTCATCACAGTCTCTATTTGTTTTCGAAGTGCCGATTGTATCTCTTGTAACGTTGCCATAATTTATTTCCTATATAGCGTATTTAACAAATAAATAAACTGCATACTTAAAAATTAAGGTTGCTTTATCAAAATAGTGTGTTATAATAGTTTAAAGGAAACAATAAATGATCATCCCAACATCTACAAGAAAAGTAAAATATCTAAACAATCGTGATTTGCTAGCAGAAATTCATCGTAGCAAATGTTCGTATTCCAGTTTTACTGCGCCAGAATACAAGCAACACGATATTATTGTATCTGTAATAGCTGATATTAACAATACCACTATCGAAGATGCCAAACGCATTCGAGTCAAGCGACTGGGATTGATTGCATTTAATAGTGCAAGAGCATCAGGCGATAAAAAAATCAAGCTAGTTGAATGCACACCCGATGTTAGTACAATTAATAAAACAGATATTATAATTCGCATCATGTCTTTTGATCATATTCCGCTAGCGCCCGGCAGAAAGAAAACAACTAAGTCAACTGCAGATTCACATGAAAAAGTAAATTTTCCTCCATTCCAGCATTGGAAATTTAATGCAGCAGATGAACTGGAATGTATTGGAAAGAGTCATTGGAAAGGCAATTTGACCACTGGCCAATTCAATAAAGAGCATGGCCGTATTACTGAAAATCTGGGCAAGATGTATATCAAACTAAGCGAACGATATGCACAGCGCAGCAACTGGCGCGGATATACTTATATTGACGAAATGAAAGGTCAAGCTATCCTGCAATTGAGCCAAATTGGATTGCAGTTTGATGAATCCAAAAGCGAAAATCCATTCGCATATTATACTGCAGCAGTTACCAATTCATTTACTCGAGTATTGAATATTGAGAAGAAAAATCAAAGTATTCGGGATGACATGCTAGAAGAAAATGGGCTAGCCCCAAGTCTAACTCGACAAAATGCGCAAGGATATGCTGATGAAGTTGCGCGCCAGGCTGAGCTATATAAAAATCTGCGTATGCCAAAAAGTGAGGAAACTTCAGTCGAGGAAGAAGAGGAAACACAGGATCCTATTATCTGATTGAAATAATTATTATCACGCACACAGATTATTAATAGTGTGTGCGTGATAATATGGTATCATGCAATGTCGAATATTTTGCTATTCCTGCATGTTAGACCATGCTACTATATTCTACAATGCATTGACATGCCAATTAATATGTGTTAAAATAAACTATAAGCAGTCGTATTCTGACTAAACCTTAGTACGTTTGATAAATTTTATAATGGAAGTGTATGGGATTATTTAAAAAAGTTGCGTGTTTCACAGATATTCATATTGGAGCAAAAAGCAATTCAGTAACACACTTAAAAGATTGCGAAGAATTTGTAGATTGGTTTATTTTAGAAGCCAAAAAAGAAAACTGCGATACTTGTATATTTCTAGGAGATTGGAATCACAATCGTAATACTCTTAATCTGATCACAATGGATACAGGCCTTCGCTGTTTGGAAAAACTAGGCGCAGCATTTGATCAATTCTTTTGGTTTCCTGGTAATCATGATTTGTTTTTTAAAGACAAACGTGATATTCACAGTTCAGCATTTGGACGACATATTCCCGGCGTAACCATTGTCAACAACATCACCACCATTGATAACGTTACGTTAGTACCTTGGATGGTAGAAGATGAATGGAAAAACATGAGCAATCTGTCCAGTCGATATGTGTTTGGACATTTTGAACTACCACTGTTTTACATGAATGCAATGGTACAAATGCCTGATCATGGAGAACTGAAATACACTGATTTTGGCAAACCAGAATATGTGTTCAGCGGACACTTTCATAAACGTCAAAACAAAGGCAATGTTCACTACATCGGAAATGCATTTCCTCATAACTTTTCTGATACATGGGACGATGACAGGGGAATGATGATGATGGAATGGGGCGGTGTTCCTGAATATAGAATTTGGCCAGATGCGCCAAAGTATCGCACTATCAAACTCAGTGACTTGATTGATAAAACAGCCGAAGTAATGAAAAGCAAAATGTACTTCAAGGTTAATTTAGATATTGATATCAGCTATGAAGAAGCTACATTTATCAAGGAAACATTTTTTGCTGATTACGACATTAGAGAAATGAGTTTGATTCAAGACAAAGTTAATATGGAAGGCAATATTGATGATAATCCTGATGCAAAATTTGAAAGCGTTGATCATATTGTAATTGATCAAATCGTCAACATCGAATCTGAACAGTTTGACCAAGCAACACTATTAGAAATTTATAGGAATATTTAAAAACATGAGTTTCATAATCCGCAATTTAACCGTAAAAAACTTCTTATCTGTGGGAAATCAAACACAGGCTGTAGATTTTGACAAAGAGCCACTTACTCTTGTACTTGGTAGTAATTTAGATCTAGGAGGTGATGATACTGGTAGCAGAAATGGTACTGGAAAATCAACACTGATCAATGCACTTAGCTATGCACTTTACGGGCAAGCATTAACAAATATTCGAAAAGAAAATTTAATCAATAAAACCAATGGCAAGAACATGTTGGTAACTACTGAATTTGAAAAAGATAACATTAAGTATCGTATTGAGCGTGGACGCAAGCCCAATCTTCTCAGATTGTTTGTTAATGATAAACAGCTGAAAGATTCCGCAGAATCAGAAGATGATAGTCAAGGAGACAGCAGGGAGACTCAAAAATCCATTGAACAGATGTTGGAAATGAGTCATACTATGTTCAAGCACTTGGTTGCACTGAATACATATACTGAACCGTTTCTTTCTATGAAATCTGCAGAGCAACGAGAAATTATTGAACAACTGTTGGGTATCACTTTACTAAGTGAAAAGGCAGAAACTTTAAAAATTGCTATTAAAGAATCTAAAGATACTATTACTTCCGAACAATTCAAAATTGAAAGTATTAAAGTTGCAAATGAGAATGTTCAAAAAAGTATTAACAGTTTAATAATTAAAAGCTCTGCTTGGTCAAATAAAAAAGATCAAGATATTGAAAGTTTAGGCAAGGCTATTATAAAGCTGGAAGGTGTAGATATTACCCGGGAAATTGAACTACACAATGAACTAAAAGAATGGGATAGTAATAATACTCACTTACGGAACCTTAGTAAACAAAAGGCCACTTTGGAAAGTGCAGTTATTCAGGCTGAAAAAACAGTATCAAAATATTCACGAGAAATTGAAAAGTTAGCTGATAAATCTTGTCCGGCATGTGAACAAACACTGCACGATCATAAGCATTCAGAAATGTTAGAAAGCGGCGCTGTGCATCTGGAAGAATCAGTGGAATATTTGAATAAAGTGTCACACGACTTGTCAGTAGCTGATAATGCAATTGCCAAGATTGGTATACAGCCTAAAAAGCCAGCGACATTTTATGGTTCTGAATCTGAAGCATTGGGACATAAGAATAATTTTGATAGTTTGGAAAAATCATTAACTAACAAAAGTGAAGAATTCAATCCGTATGATGAACAAATTGATGAACTTAAAAAAACTGCTATTCAAGAAATAAAATGGAACACTATAAATGAGTTAACTAAGTTTAAAGATCATCAAGAGTTCCTGTACAAATTACTGACCAACAAAGATAGTTTTATTCGTAAGAAAATTATTGATCAAAATCTCAGCTATTTGAACAAGCGGCTTAGTTACTTTATTGATAAATTAGGATTACCGCATAAGGTTGTATTTTTAAATGACTTAACAGTGGAAATCACTCAACTGGGGCAGGACTTAGATTTTGATAATCTAAGCAGGGGCGAAAGAAACCGATTAATTCTAAGCATGAGTTTTGCATTTCGCGATGTATGGGAAGGCTTATATCAAAGTATTAACTTATTATTCATCGATGAACTAGTTGATAGTGGATTAGACACAGCAGGAGTAGAAAATGCGCTAGCTGTTCTAAAAACTATGTCAAGAACAAAGAATAAAAATATATTCCTTATTAGTCACAAAGATGAATTAATTGGGAGAGTGGATAATATACTTAAAGTTATCAAATCAAACGGGTTTACGTCGTACGAAAATGCATCGGAAAATGTAGCGGAGTCCGTAAGTAGCTGATAAATAAGTGCATACAGAATGTAGTAGTAACGCATTCTGTAACTCACTATAACTGATAATTTAGCATATGGCAACTGAGGAATTAGACAATTACAAAAAATTACATAATAAATTTATGGTATTATTAATTGAATATCATAATCATCATTGTGACTTTATAAATTCTATTAAACCTCAAGGCAGAATTGAACTACGCAGAGTTTTAAAAAAATTAAAATTATTAGAGCACGAGATGTCAACTTCTGTTAGAGCTGTATTCAATGAATCACGATCCAACAAAGCCGAAAAGGTACGGATCAAACAAGATATTAAACTAAGGAAACAAAATGAATCAAACAACAATCGACCAACTAAAAGCAGCATTTGAAGAATTTCTTTTAGAAGATGCAAAATTTGTTGGCGGTAATGCTGCTGCAGGAACTCGCGCTCGCAAAGCACTGGGTGATCTAGGCAAGGCTACAAAAGTTCGGCGCAACGAGATCACTGAAGAAAAGAATGCTCGCAAAGAAGCCAAGGCAGCAAAATAATATATTATGAATTTCGCCGTAATTAAAAAATATCAAAATATTCGTTGTAAGATTTGCGATGGTGCAACTACTGTACTCGGCGTATGTGATCTTAATAAAAGCGGCGAAGTTACAAATCCCAAAGATCAGTTACCACTAATTGGTCATGCTGTGTACTATCATACCTGCAATCACTGCGGATTTATTTTTACTAATGAATTTGATAAGTGGACTATTGATGATTTTGTTGAGCATATTTATAATGATGAATACAAACTAGTCGATCCTGACTATGTTAGCAAACGGCCACTTACACAAATTGAATGGTTTCTGCCTTTATTAAACAACGACAAGTCTATTACTGTGTTGGATTACGGTGCCGGCACAGGTATTTTCCACAAAGGATTAACTGCATTGGGTTATACTGCAGAAGGGTGGGATCCTATGTGGCAAACTGAATTTACATTTGATCAGAATACAAAATTTGATGTTGTTACTGCATTTGAAGTGTTGGAGCATACTCCGTATCCTTACGAAACTATCAAAGAAATGATAAAATTTATTAATCCAGAATCTGGACAAATAGTTTTTAGCACATTGGTAAATGACATTATAGAAAATCAAGGAGTCAATCATTGGTATATTGTCCCGCGTAACGGCCACGTATGCATGTATTCTATCAAAAGTTTAGAAATCATGTTTGATAAATTAGGAATGGTGGTACATCATATTGACTCAAGTAATCATATTGCCTCCTGGAAATAATAATGACATGGTATTATCAAGGAAGTTTAGTAGAATCTCTGCCAGAAGAATGCGTTGGATATGTATACTGTATAGTAAACAATATATCTGGTAGAAAATATATTGGAAAAAAACTATCTCAGTTTGCAAAGACATCAATAAAAACAGTAACTTTAAAAAACGGTACTAAAAAGAAAAAAAAGATTCGCAGTAAAGTTGAATCAGACTGGGCATTGTATTGGTCTAGTTCAGACGAGCTTAAAAAAGATATTGAATTACTCGGCGAACAGAATTTTACAAGAGAGATTTTATTCTATTGTAAAAGTAAATCCGAATGTACTTATGTAGAGGCCAGAGAACAATTTGCAAGAAAAGTTCTTGAAACAGACGATTATTATAACGGTCAAATAAGTTGCAGAATACATCAATCGCATATAAAAGGCAAACTATGATTAATTGGATAAATCGTAAGTCAGATTTTAACTATCAAAATTCACAGAAATCATATTAAATTCTAAATTCAACTTACCCTAGTATTAAGTACATAAATATATGTGTACTTAATACTCCCATCCCCAGATACCATATCATAATAAACTTATATAGTATTAAGTTCTCCTAAATCTTCCAAAACGGTTGCGTTGTGTTAAATTATATAGTACAATAATTTAAAGCATCAAAACATGGCAACGTAACAAAATCAATGTAGTAACGATCATACATGGCAACGTAGTAACAAGAATTACGCAGAAACAAGCTCGCACCGGCATACATCGGGTGTCTATGAAAACTGGACGAAAGTCGCAGGGACAGCAAATTCTTCCGCTGCAGGAAGTACTCAATCACCATCCTTCACAGGACGTAGATCGCAATCTGCCGCGATTTGATTGTTTGAAGATAAATTTCATAGAGCTCAAAGAAGGGAGAAACACCCTACGTTTGTATATATGTTAGCGTATATTATACAAGCCGCCGCCGTTTACGAAAGTAAAAAGACGTAGCTAGAGGTACAGGACGACCGCCTTGGTAATGCTATAACGCTAATGACTATTTCGAACTCAGATAATGTTTAAAATTTTTCTTTTGCCTGGATAACGGGCAATTATGACTAAGGAATCTAGATAATATTATTCAATTGCTTAAATTATTATGTAAAGAAAAAATAATCTGAGCGTTAGCGATAGATTATGTGAGCTGAAGCTCACATTTAAACATAAATAAAATCATAAGAATAAAGGAATTATCAAAATGCGAATTGCTGATATCATTAATGAAGAACAAACTTTAGATGAGTTAAGTCTTGCTGGGGTAGGTCAGGGAATTAAAAAAGCAGCCGGAGTTGTTGGTCGTGGAGCAGTTGCTGGAATTAAAGGAATCAGTAAAGCAGCAGGTTATATACCTGGCGCAATTGCTGGAGTAAAGCAGCAGTATGCTTCTGGAAAAGCTGCTGGAGCTTCTCAGTTTGGAACAAGTACACCTCCGGCAGCAAGTACACCTCCGGCAGCAAGAAATAACCCATTCAGTGATCCTGCTAAATTAAAACAATCATTTGACACTATCTCACAAGAATTATCTGGTGGGCAAGCCCAACAGTTAAAGCCTGTGATTAAAAGTATATGGATGCAGTTAGGCGGAACAAGAATTGAAGGTGCCCAAAATGACAAGGCACCTGTTGTTGAGTTTTATAGTAAATTCTTAGGTGGTAATATTTAAAAAAATGGTAGTCCTGATGACTTGGTAGTTTCTAAGTTGTCAGCTACTATTTCATACATTAATTTTCTGCTATCTGGATCCAATTGGTATGCTTGCTCAATATTTAATGACCCTCGCATGAACCAGCACAATTTAAATAAGTCCAATTTTAGATTTTTCGCTGAATTATCAAGGCTCTTAACATACTCTTCTATCTCAGAATTTGATAGAGTTAAGAGCCTTGACCGAAAAAATCTGAATTGTCTATAGAAAGTGGTAATTCATAAGTAGCAGGCGCTCCCAATGCAATATGCTCTTCACTTGATTCTAATAAAAATGGTTTCAATCCGTTGCTTTCTTTCAAAGACGATAAATGCTTTTGAATTTTTTCATAAACTGATTTATCTGAATTCTTCAAAAATTCTCTGATAAACTCTTTATTATGTACTACATTATCCGGAGTCTTGATATACTTAATACTGTCTGCAACCAAGTCAATGGTAATATCAGACAGCTTGTTAAAACTTTCATTGAATATTGTTAATTTTTGCTCATCGGTGAGATTATCGTTGTTTACTGTTTGCATAATACGTTGAGTTTCAAATGTTCTCAAACTGGTCATTGTAATATGACGATATGTTAATGGATAAACAAAACAAGTTAATTCTGGGGTAATTTCTACAGTTTCTTTCCAAGTGGTATTTTGGGTAATACGATCTAATACTGTTCTTAAATCAATTGCATGCTCTACTTCTTCAGTTGTACCTGGAACAGTGTGTTTAATGTCCATCATTTCTCCGTATGTTGCAATACGAATCGAAATTAAAATAGTGTCTAGATCAACGCTTGGAGTTTTCCATGCATCTTTTACATTGGGCATGCAACTTTGAATAACATCAATAATTGCTTGACCATTCATTAGAGCATCAGGTGTTTTGAATGCTAATTCATCTTTTGCAGTCATAGAGAACACTGGAAATTCTAAATTTTCCGGTATTAATAAACTTCCTTCTTCCCAATATACTCCCTGACTAGGCAAGGATATATAAATTTTTGGCTGACGCATAAAACTAGTTAATGGATTAACGTTCGCCTGTTGTTGAAAATTGTTCATGACTGTCTCCGATAAATAACAATGTACCTGTGTATTTATAATAGTACTTAACTACCTTTAAATTATGGCAACCGATCAAATCTTATCAGAAATATTAATTGAACTACAAAAACTAAACGCTAGTAATGGCGGGGGTGGCGGAGGTAGTGGCGGGGGAGGTAGTGGCGCTTCAAGTGCAGTCGGTGCATCACTGGCTAAAGTAGCAGGATTAATTGGTAAGCTAGGCGATAGTGTGATGTCGACTATGTCAACTATTGTTAATTTAGGAAAAACAGCAGCCGACGGAGCATCATCGCTGTCAAGTGTAACAACTGCACTTTCTGGACTGCCAGGACCGTTGGGTAAACTTGCAAGTGCTGCAACATTTGCAGCGGAGATGCTGGAAAAGAATTTGAAAGTACAGGAGGATTTATCCAAATCTGGCGCGACATTTGGCGGAAATTTAGATTTAATGAGACAAAGTGCAGCATCGGCACATTTGGGATTAGACGAATTTGCATCAGCAGTTAAAAAAAATGCAACAATATTTAGTACAATGGGCGGCAACGTTCAGGACGGACTTAAACAATTTGTCGCAATCCAAAATAATTTAATGGCACCAGGCAGCGATATTCAAAAAAATCTATCATCTTTAGGTATTAGTGCAGCAGAAGCAGGAGATTTAACTGCAAGCTACATGAGAAGTCAAGGTTCTATGAATAAATCAGGATTACAGGATGCTAAAGCAACTGCAGCCGCTGTACAAACTTATGCCCAAGAATTAACAATGCTTAGTAGCATTACTGGTAAAAGTCGTGAAGAAATCCAAAAGAAAATGGATGAAGAGAATGCCGAAGCGCAATGGGCATCTTTGTTGGCGAGTATGGGCGCGGATAAAGCTGATAAAATGCGTCAAGGAATTCAAATGGCAATGATGCAAGGCGGTCAGGGCGCAGTTGATGCATTTAAATCTATGGCCCGGGGATTACCTCCAATGACCGAAGCTGCACAAATGTATACTGCAACTCAACACGCAGGAGTTGACGCATTAACTCAATATAATCAACGAGCAAATGATGCGGGCGTTAGTGTAAAAGAAAATGCTGATGCGAATAGAAAAACACTTGCTAAACAAATTGCAGATGGCGGCAAGGATCGTGAATCATTCAATGCCATTTTACAAGCCGATGCAGCAGCAGGCGGAAAACTTGCTGAAAGTTTTAAACAAGGTACTATTACGCAAAATAGTTTTATGAAAGAAGGTAAGATGAGGAGTGAAGCAGAAATTCTTGCTTCTCTTGAAGAAGCAGACAAAAAAAGTAAAATAACAGCAAGTCAGGCCAGCGACGGTGCTACATTAAAATTAGCATTTCAAGAACTCACTAATAATATACTTGCAAAAATGATGCCAGCATTTAATTTTTTACTGGGTGTTGTATTAAAAAGTACAGACGCAGTGGCTAAGTTCATAATGCCATTACTTGGTAAACTAGATTTTGCTCCATTAATGTCATTTCTAGATGAAATTTTTCAATCAATTGACTGGGAAACACTAGGTGAAACTTTATCAGGAATAATGACTACTGTAATGAGTGTTATTACTTCAGTTGCATCATCATTAGAACCGTTGATGAAACAAATTGTCACGGTAGTTAATAACTTAATGCCAAAACTTTTACCAATTTTTGAAAATATTGGTGTTATTATTAACCGTACATTCGAAGTATTATCGCCACTATTGACTCCTATCATTAACGGAATTGAGATAGTGCTAGGGGGTCTGTTTACTATGCTAGGCGGTATTATTGATATAATCAAAGGACTAATGACTGGAAATTGGAAAGAAGTTGGTACAGGGTTATTAGATACAGTTGGCGGATTCATTAAAGGGTTGTATGGTATCATAAAAATAATTAAAGATATACTAGTAGGGGGAGTAAGGGGAATATGGAATTTCTTTACAGGCAGCACACCTGATAAAGTAGTTGAAGCACCTACAGCAGCACCTGCAACTCCGAAAGCAACTTCGAGGAATACAGTAGAAAAATCTGCTCCATTAAAAGGAAAACAAATGGCATCTGCATTGCATAAAGCTGATGAAGTGCCAATTACAGGAGAAGATTCTGTACAATCTACTACTGTTGCAACTGCTAGTAGTGCAGATACTGTCTCTGCACAACTTTCTTTATTGAATGCATCTGTATTAGAAATGATAAAATATTTAAAAGAAACTGCAGACCATACAAGACGCAATGTTGATGCTACTAAAGGGTTGAGCGGCAATTTGTTTGCATAATCTTATTGACATCTGTTAAATTCCATTATATACTATAATAAGTATGAATTTATCTGAATACAGCAGTAGATAAATAAACTACTAACATAAAGAATGGAGCTCAAAAGATGGCCGGTTGGAAAAAGTATTTCACACCAGTAGATAATTCTGGTAATTCAGGACCAATAAGCGGATCGATGGGGTCTAATGCAAATCCTAGTCGTACAAATTATTCAAGTTATTTGCCAGATGTGTATTCAGGACATCCAAATCGTTTGGAAAGATATGGTCAGTACGATACAATGGATGCAGACAGTGAAGTCAATGCTGCCTTAGACATTTTAGCAGAATTCTGTAGTCAAACTAATGACGATAACGGTACACCTTTTCATATAGTCTTCAAAGATAGCCAAGCAACAGCTACTGAAATTAAAATTATTAGGAAATATCTGCAACAATGGACAAAACTTAATAAATTTTATACTCGTATTTTTAAAATTGTGCGTAATGCATTCAAGTATGGTGATAGTTTTTTCGTGCGTGATCCAGAAACTCAAGCATGGATGTATGTTGATCCGTCCAAAGTTGATAAAATCATTGTAAATGAAAGCGATGGGAAAAAACCTGAGCAGTATATGATTCGCGATTTCAATCCTAATTTTGAATCACTTGCAGCCACAGCAATCCAACCAAGTAATATCACCGGCGGCGGCAGTATGCAGGGTGCTGGGTATGGCGCAAGTCAAGGTGGGCAAGGCGGTAGTCGTGGTATGGTTGGCGGGTATCCATCAAATATAAATGGCAGTAGATTTACTCAAGGCCAAAATCAATATGCAATTGATGCAAAGCATGTGATTCATATCAGCATGAGTGAAGGTCTTGATAGTAATTTTCCGTTTGGTAACAGTTTAATGGAAAGTATTTTTAAAGTGTACAAGCAAAAAGAATTATTAGAAGATGCAATTATTATCTACCGTGTACAACGTGCACCTGAGCGTCGAGTGTTTTACATTGATGTTGGTAATATGCCCAGTCACTTGGCAATGAGTTTTGTTGAGAGAGTTAAAAATGAAGTAAATCAACGACGCATTCCAAGTACAACTGGGGGCAGTCAAACGGTAATTGATTCAGGTTATAATCCTCTTAGTACAAATGAAGATTATTTCTTTCCACAGACCAGTGAAGGTCGTGGTTCAAAAGTTGAGATTTTACCAGGCGGTACCAATTTGGGAGAAATTGATGACCTTAGATATTTTACTAATAAACTATTTCGCGCTTTGCGAATTCCGAGTAGTTACTTGCCTACTGGAGCAGATGATGGCGGAAGCAGCTTCAACGATGGACGAGTAGGCACTGCGTACATTCAAGAATTGCGTTTTAACAAATATTGTGAACGTTTACAAAGTTTGTTAAATGAAGTATTTGATACTGAATTTAAATTATACTTGTACAATAAAGGTATTAACATTGATAGCAATATTTTTGATGTTAAATTTAATCCTCCCCAAAACTTTGCTAGTTATCGTCAAGCTGAAATGGACACAGCTCGCGTATCAACATTTGCGTCTATGTCTGCAGTACCATTTGTAAGCAAGCGATTTGCTTTGAAAAGATTCTTAGGTCTTAGTCAGGACGAGATTGCAGAAAACGAATCAATGTGGAAAGAAGAAAACATTGATGAGAATCCAGAACTAAGTGCAACATCTTCTCTACGCAGTGTTGGAGTTACAGCTAACAATATGGCAGGTGATATGTCGTCATTAAGCAGCAGTGCACCAGAACCAGCACCTGATGGAGCAGATGCTGGAAGTGATTCGGGTGCATTTGCAGAACCAGATGCACCTTCTGCCTAATATGTATAAATAGTTTTATGCTATTAAAAGAATTTATAAATGTTGATAAAGACCAAAGTGGTCCGCAAGAAGATAACCGATACTTGTCACAAAATGACACGTCTATTCTTCGTCGGACCGATGTAAGAAAAACTCGATTAACTTTGCGAATGTTAAATGACCTTCGCAAAGCCAAAGATGCACATGATCAAGAACGTAATGAAGAATTGGGAGTGATACGTCAAATGTATGCAACTCCTGCCCCTGAGGCATCGGTTTAAAATTAACCAATTTCTAAAATCCAACAATATAATTTATTAATGATAGGCCTAAATCACGATTGAGTCGTTTTAGGCCTATTATGTATAAGTATTATACAACTACTGTAAATAGCAGTATAGAATGATATACCCACTAAGGAGAAAATTGCAATGTCTACCAAATTTGAACAATTGCTAGATTACCTTGTTAACGAAGAAATGGATAAAGCAAATGAGCTATTCCATAATATCGTTGTTGAGAAATCTAGAGAAATCTACGAAAATCTAATTTCTGAAGAAGAAGATGAAGAAATGGATGAAGCTGCCGAAGATGAAGAAGATGAAGAAATGGATGAAGCTTCAGAAGAAGATGAAGAATCTATGGATGAAGGCTACGAAACAGAAGAATCGTACAGCATGGAAGCGGACGACGAATCAGAAATTGGCGGCGATGCAGCAGATGAATTCATCGGTGATGTAGAAACTGATGATGATATGGGTGACGAAGAAAGTGAAAAAGGCGAGGACAGCGCAATTTTTGATATCAAGAATGCAATCGCAGAACTGGAAGCAGCATTTGCTGAATTAGAAGCAGCCCAAGGTAACGAAGAAGAACACGACGAATTCAGCGACGATGAAGACGGTGAAGAAATGGGCGATGATGATATGCAAATGGGCGGCAGCGACATGCAAATGGGCGGCGGCGACATGCAAATGGGCAAGCCTGCATTTGAAGGCCGACGTGTAACTCGCGAATATGTAGAAAAAGTCGGAAACGATTGGGACAAAAATAGTCAAAAAACTCAAGGACAATACGCAGGCGCAGGCACTGGCGAGCGTCAAAGTGCTCCTAAAGAAGGTGCTAGTCCAGTTAGTTCAGGTAAAGGCAAACCAACTTCTGGTGCCAATGCTAGCAACTTAAATCGCGGCGGCGTTGAAGGTCAGAGTAACACTGGTACAAGCCCAGGCAAAGTTAATCGCGGTATCACTCCAGAAAAAAGCGAGCAATTTACTGGTAAAGATTGGGAAACAAACAGCAAACCAGGTGGTAAAGCTGGAGTTAAAAATCTAACCAAAGTAGCTGCAACAGGAAAGAATCCAGGTCCAGTTGGATCGGGCATGGGAGACAAAGCTGGTCAAACTAGCCAAAGCCATGACAAGCCTTTTCTTAAAAAACTGTAATTAGAAATATAAGATGACACACCTATCTTATCTAAGAGAGCATTTGAGTTTTGATCAAGCTCGGGTGGTGTTAGAATCAGAAGGCCAGGATGGTAAAAACCTTTACTTAAAAGGTATTGCCATCCAGGGTGGTATACGTAATGCAAATCAACGTATCTATCCGGTCAATGAAATTGAACAAGCTGTAAAAACTCTTAATGATCAAATTCAAAACGGTTACTCAGTACTAGGAGAAGTAGATCATCCAGAAGATCTAAAAGTAAACCTAGATCGGGTAAGTCATATGATTACCGAAATGTGGATGGAAGGTCCTAACGGATATGGTAAGATGAAAATTCTTCCAACTCCCATGGGCAATTTAGTTCGTACCATGTTGGAAGCTGGCGTAAAACTTGGAGTAAGTTCACGAGGTAGCGGAAACGTTAATGAAATGAACGGCCATGTAGCTGACTTTGAAATTATTACTGTTGATATTGTAGCAACTCCTAGTGCACCTGGAGCTTACCCTACACCAGTATACGAGCATCTTATGAATACACGAGGCGGTTATAAAGCACTACAAGATTCAAAAAATATGAATGTGCATGATACTAAGACTCAAAAACATTTAAAAGAATCACTTCTTCAAATTATTAAGGGTTTAAAATAGCATATTGTGTAATGTCATAAATACATACATAACGCAAATAGCAATAAAATGTATTAAACAGTTTGAAATGAGTTACATTTCTCTTTAATAAAATGAAAAAAGATTTAATTGACCGCAAATATTTGAAGAAAACATTACTTCTAATTATTAAAAGTCTAAAACAAGCCTAAGGAGACCAGGATGTTGGACGCATTCAAACAATTAGTAGAATCAGGAGTGATGTCAGAAGATATTAAAACTGCCGTCGAGTCTGCCTATACCATTAAAATTCAAGAGAACCGCGACCAAGTCACCGCACAACTTCGTGAAGAGTTTGCCCAGAAATATACCCATGATAAACAAGTTATGGTTGAGGCACTTGACAAGATGTTAAGCGATAGATTGGCCGTTGAAATGACCGAATTGCATGAAGATAAAAAAGCCCTAGCGGAAGCAACAGTTTCTTATCAACACCGTGTAACAGAAGATGCTAAGAAATTAGAAGGCTTTGTTATCAAGCAATTAGGAAAAGAATTAGTAGAGTTTCAAGGAGACCGTAAAAAAGTCTCTGAGAATTTTGAAAAACTAGAGCAATTTATTGTACGCGCTCTAGCAAAAGAAATCAACGAGTTTAGTCAAGACAAACGTGATTTAGCTGAAACTAAAGTTAAACTAGTTCGTGAAGCAAAATCTAAATTTGAAGATATTAAAACTAGCTTTATCAAACGTAGCGCCCAAGTAGTTGAAGCAGCAGTTACACGCAATCTGAAATCTGAAATCAGTCAGCTGAAAGAAGATATTGATGATGCACGTACTAATGATTTTGGTCGTAAGATTTATGAAGCATTTGCACAGGAATATGCTGGATCGTATCTAAATGAAAAATCAGAAACAAGCAAATTGTTGAAGATTATTTCCAAGAAAGATCACGAACTTTCTGAGTCAAAAAGAATCGTAACAGAAAAAACACGAATTGTTGAAACTAAAGAACGCGAAATTCGTATTCAGAAAGATTTGATGGAACGTAAGGCTGTTATGGGCGAATTGCTAGGACCATTGGACTCTAGTAAACGAGTAATCATGCGAGAGTTACTTGAGAGCGTACAAACTCACAAGCTGGCTGATTCATTTGATAAATATTTGCCAGCGGTGATGGACGGTGCTAAACGTAGTGTTGCTAAACCTGCACTAACTGAAAGTACTTCTGTAACCGGTAATCGCGAAACAAAGCCTGCAGTAGGCTTAGACAGTATATTAGATATCCGCAAATTAGCGGGTCTAAAATAATTATTCAAGGAGACATTAATGTCACAACTATTAAACGAAAGATGGTCCGAGACCAAAGACGCGCTGCTTGAAGGCCTACAAGGCAACCGCCGCTCTTCGATGGCAGTATGCTTAGAAAATACACGTCGTTATCTAGGTGAGAGCGCAACTGCTGGTGCAACATCTGCCGGCAACGTAGCTACACTAAACCGCGTGATTCTTCCAGTTATCCGTCGTGTTATGCCGACTGTTATTGCGAATGAAATTATTGGTGTTCAGCCAATGACCGGCCCAGTTGGTCAGATCCATACTCTGCGTGTTCGTTATGCAGACAATGGCGATAACGTAGTATCAGGTGAAGAAGCTCTAAGCCCATTCAAAATTGCTGCAGCGTATTCGGGTAATAATCAAGATTCGAATCCAAAAGCTAATTCAACAGCAGCACTAGAAGGTACACCTGGTAAGCGCATGTCAATTCAGATCTTGAAGACACCAGTAGAAGCAAAGTCACGCAAGCTAAGTGCTCGTTGGACATTTGAAGCTGCTCAAGATGCTCAAGCTCAACAAGGTATTGATATTGAAGCAGAAATCATGGCTGCACTAGCTCAAGAAATTACTAGTGAAATTGACCAAGAAATTCTAAATTCCCTACGTGCACTAGGTAATGTTGAAGAAACTTTTGACCAATCATTAGTTTCGGGTACTGCAACTTTCGTTGGTGATGAGCATGCTGCACTAGCAATTCAAATGAATCGTGTTAGTAACCTAATTGCTCAGCGCACACGCCGCGGCGCCGGTAACTGGGCTGTTATTTCGAACCAGGCTCTAACAATTCTACAATCTGCTACTACTAGTGCTTTTGCTCGTACTACAGAAGGTACATTTGAAGCACCTACAAACACCAAGTTTGTTGGTACACTAAATGGCGCAATGCGTATCTACGTTGATGCATACCTAACAGACGCTTCGTCGCAAGACAGCAATCAAGTTCTTATTGGTTACAAAGGTGCCAGCGAAGCTGATGCTGCTGCGTTTTATTGCCCATACATTCCTCTAATGAGTTCTGGTGTGGTTCTTGATCCAGCTACATTTGAGCCAGTTGTTGGCTTCTTGACACGCTATGGCTACGTTGAATTGAATAATTCTGCATCGAGTCTGGGGAACGCCGCCGACTATCTAGGAAAAGTGGCCATTACTTCAGCAAACGTTTCATTCAAGTAATACTACTAGCAATTTTAGTAAAACAAAAAGCACCTTCGGGTGCTTTTTTATTGACTGATGATTTTGAGTATGTTATACTATGTAATGCTGCAGACTATACTAAATAATCATATGAAACACTTTATATATAAAACAACTCACATCAATGGCAAATACTACATTGGCAGGCACAGCACTGCTAATATGGATGACGGATACATGGGCTCGGGCAAATGGCCGCGCTCTATCAAAGACAGGACTACTCTTACAAGGGAAGTCCTTGAATATGCTACAGATCAAACTTCTCTTAAATTATTAGAAGGAAAATATCTAGCAGATCATTATGGAAAAATTAACTGTATGAATCTAACACCTGATCCGGTTGGATTTGATTCTGATACTAATCCTATGAAGACTGCAGAAGTCGCTGCTAAAATTAGCGGAGATAATCATTGGCTTAGAAAAAATCCAGAGCGTATTGAAAGTATTCGTGCTACACAAAACAAATTAGTCGAAGCAGGTACACACACTTTATTAGGAGATTCTAATCCAAATAGAGATGGCGCAGTGTCTCGAAGAACCGCTGAACTGGGAAACAATATATTTCAAACCAACAATCCTAGTATTTGGAGAAGTGAACAAGGTATTCATCACTGGCAAAATGGTAATGCACCCAACACCAATGGCGCACTCAATAAAGAATTAGTAGCAAAAGGTACGCATAACTTTTTAGGCCCTGATCTAAATAATAAACGTATTGCTGCAGGTACCCATAATTTTACCAGTGCCGATAGTAATCTTAAACGATTAGCAGAAGGCAGACATCCATCACAACAAAAATCCACATGCGTACACTGTGATAAAACTATGAGCATAGGAATGCATAAACGATGGCACGGCGATAAATGTAAATTGAAACCATAGTTAAGTCAATACTTATCTGTATTCTCTAATAAATACATGGTCTAGATAATTATGCAGCACCACTGCGTAGGGCCTAGAACGCTCATAACTAAGGAGAATCAAATGGGACGTCCGTTAAACAAAAAGTTTTTTGGTATCAACAAAATGGGTACAACTTTCAAGGTGCAATTTTTCAATGGTACTGCCAGTGTGCCAGGTTTTATTGTTAAGCAGATAGGTAGCAAGCGTTTTAAATGCGAAGATACTTCGGGCAAGACTGCGATTTGCAAGTTAGTAAACAAAGCAGCAACTGCATTGCTTGCAGGGGAAATGAGCATTACTGCAAAACTTGATGATGGTACTGTGGTGCATGTATTAAAGATTTCAAGCCGTCTATTTACTGCAGGTGATGGCCGCAGATACCCATGGAGTTTTTCAGCATCGACTACTGATAATGCAGCACAAGTGGAAGAAGCAGGTACTTCACCAATAGAAATGACACCGTCAACTGGTGCAACTAATCTTGAAGGGGATATTGAAGTTTAATTAATTAGCTCAATATTATTAAAGGGCTTTTGGCCCTTTTTTATTGACTATTACTAATAAGGTAAATAATGGTATGACTAATTGGACCAAACCTTCTCATTTTTTTCAATATGCCGAATTAGGCGGCGAATATGTACATATACCGTGGAACGATGTTAGTAACAATGATAGCTTGGATAGACGTCCTCTGCAAACAAGTAAAGCGTTAGCACATATAGCAAGAAGTCCGCGTACTGATTTGCTTGACACTACTTACTATGTTCGTGCAACTGGATTTAATTTTAATAGTATTCCTGATATTATAACAGGTATTGAATTAAGAATATCTGCACGTAGATGTGGAAGAGTATCTGACGATACAGTACAACTATGCCTTAATAATGAGTTAATAGGAGAAAATCAAGCAACGATTATAGTTGCTCCCATAACATATTACGGAAATCCAACTTCTGTTTGGACAGCCACTGCACTAGTTGCATCAGATTTATTAAACTTGACATTCGGAGTAGATATTCGTTTTAAATCGCATCCGCATTGGCCGCACCGTGATGCTGCATCTATAGATGCAATTGAAATGCGAATCTATTAAAACAATAAATACTCTAAAGGAACTAACAAATGGCTACTCCAGTAATACTGTCAAGAATATCAGGTAAAGTAACTACCACTACTGGCGGCGACAATACGTTCTCCGCTCCGTCAGGTAACATTAATCTTGTTTCAACTGTAACCAATATTACTAATTACACAGTGATACAGGGTACTGGAAATGTAGATAATCCTCTTGGATTTAAATACAATCCTGACGATATTTATAGCAGCATAGAACACCGGACTGGTGGTGCACTATATGTAGCCGGCGGAGTAGGTATTGAAAAAGATTTAAATGTAGGTGGATTTATTTACGGCAGGATTAGTTTTGCAACCACTTCTTCACAGTTAGTTATTAAGTCGACTGATTTGGATGCAGTGTTTTATCCAACCTTTACTGATAACCCTGATGCCGGCGGAATTATTTACGCTGATAAAACAGGGACTGGTGGTGGTCTAAAATATAATCCTAATAAAGGATTATTAACATTAGAAAAATTATTAGCAATATCCACTGCATCCTCGACTTCTACTACTACAGGAGCCATTGTTGTATCAGGCGGAGTAGGAATTGGTGAAAACTTATACGTATCAGGAGCTGTTGTATCATCAAGTCTACAACCTGCAACTGATAATAAATTTGCTATTGGTAGTACAAGTACACAATGGGCTGATGCATATATAGAAAATATTTATACTCGCGTTATTTCATCAACAACTGGTACTGTTCAAATTAATCCCGCAGCAGGTGTTACTGAAATTATTGGAGATATTCGTGTATTGGGTCAAAAGCCAATAGGTACTGCTCCAGTAGTTACTAATATTTTATATGTTACCATGGATGGAAATGATACCAACGATGGCCGCGCAATGGATTCGAGTCGTGCGTGCCGAACAGTTACAGGCGCAGTAAATTCAGAATACTACCAGCCAGGTACTCAGATTCGTGTAGCACCCGGCCGCTATTTAGAAGATAACCCAATTGCATTAAAACCGTATACTAGTATTGTTGGTGCGGATTTACGTACTACTAGTATTGAACCTATTAACAAAACTCAAGATTTATTTCACTTAAACAGCGGCTGCTATCTTGCACAAATGCAATTCCTGAACGGGCGTAGTGGTTTATTAGAAGGTCCATATGATACTAGATTTAATCGTGGAGCATATTGTACATCGTTTCCGCCATTAAAAGGCGATGCTCGAATCAATTTGTTTCATAGTCCGTATATTCAAAACTGTACTAATCTAAGCGGCCCTTGGTTAAGAGATGGCACTCAGTTTATTCCTAATCAAACAGTACAAATTCCATCAGCAGTGGGCATTGGATCGTGGGACGTTAACACTGCTACCATTACATTACAAGTATCATCGGGTGACATTCAAGTAGGCATGAGCGTCAATTCAGGACAGCAGAATCCAGGGTTTTTCAATGCTCGAACATTACTGCTGGCAAATAAACAATTTATGCAGGAACAAGTCGTTGCTTATGTAGATGCTTCCCAATTATTTCCAGGAACAATATATTCACGTGAGAAATTTTTTAGGAACATTGGTATACTAGTTGAAAATATTTCCTACGATGCTGCATTTGGTGGAAATGAAAAAGCAATAGAAAGTGGACTAGCATATTACAAAGGTGTAGTAAGTTTAATTGCTGGACAGGAATTACAAACTATTGCAGCTATAGAATACTTGGAAGGATTGATGCAGTCCATCATTGTAAATGCAGCATGTACTGATTTATATTCTAACGGGGCAACATCTAGTGCAATATATCAGCAAGTTATTAATTATGTGCTGATAGGTGGCGAGATTTCAAGTCCGTCATTGAGTAATTTAACTGCCATAATTATAAACATTATTAAAAATGGAATAACTGTAGCGCCAACACTTTATAAAAGTGCAGGCCCTGATGCAGCATTTGTAAGCGCTGAAATTTTATTAAATGCAAATAGAACATTAATACAGGAAGACACTTCTAATTGGATTACTACTACATTTCCTTTATTTGAATATAATCGTGCTAAATGTTATCGAGATATTGGTTTAATTATTGATGCAGTGAGCCAAGATGTATTACTAGGTGGAAATGCTAAATCAATTGAAGCTGGGCTTGCTTATTGGAGCTCCGGATATAATTCTATAACAGGACAAGAAACTACTACAACACTTGCAATCAGTTATGCAGCAGGATTAGCATTATCAGTAATTGCTAACAGTCCAGCTACATTACAGTTAACTACCACTGCCAAGCAAATAATTAATCCATTCTTTCAATACGGTGGCGATTATATGCCAAGCCAAGCAGTTGAGCGAAATTTTAATATTATTAAAACTATTATTGAACGAGGACCGCTATACGCACCTATTTCATATGTAGGTAGCGGATTATTTGGATTAACAGGTATAAATGGGGCAGATGTTAAGTTGGCTCCAACTGTTATTTCAGTAACACAAGAATCATCAGGCACTACTTATATAGTTACATTAGACATACCAACAGTAGGGTTTGGCAATAATGCTACTTTGTATTTTGGGAGCACTGCAGTTTTTCCCATGCAAGATGAAGAATTTCGAGCACTAAGTTTGGAATTAACCAATAATGAAACAACCTGGGATCAACGCCGAGTAGATCCAGTTGGTGGTATGGGGGGTAGCTTGGTAGATGGTGCAGTTATTTCTCCTATTTCTCCTATTCAATCATTTGTATATGATGCATTTACTCAGCTGACTCAAGGCGGTCGAGGGATTCATATTACAAATGATGGGTATGCGCAATTAGTGTCTGTATTTACAATTTTTTCTTCTGTTGGGGTACAAACTGATAATGGTGGTATCGCAAGTATTGTTAACAGTAATGCTAACTTTGGTGATATTTGTTTATTGGCAAAAGGATACGGACGCCGCAAATTTACTGGTACTATATATAATCCTGCAAATAAAGCATATCCTGATAATATTGAATTAAATGAGTATTATCCACAAGGTTTCTGGCCAAATAACGCAAGAATTGAAGTGTTTTTGCCCGATATTGTTGATAGACCACACATTAGTTTGATAATGGAAATAGAACCACCTGCTGCTCATATTAACGAGCAAGCATTGCCTGGATTCTTAAACGCAATTCCAAATAAAGCAGTATTAACTGCGGGTACTATTGTAATTGAAGACATAGTAACCGACGGTATTGCAGTAGGCAATGTACTGTATATTAGAGATCAATTTGGTAGTACTAAAGGAAATGACGGATTGCTGTATGCCGATACTAATACAATCGTAACTGATGTTGGTTACAGAAGTGTTACTTTAAGTAATGCGTTAACCAGTGGCGGTGGCGATGCAGAAAATAATAACTATTTTAGTCTATATTTCTGCGGTAACAGTTATTATACAGTATTAAGCAGTGAAGTTGCTACTAATCCAAAAGAAGCAGGTATTAATTTATTATCGCCTGCTGCAACTGGATTAGCAGAAGATCAAGTTCCGGCACATATTGACAGTTTAAATAAATTAAATTCTTTAATTAATAGTATTATTCAAAATGAAGTAATTGATAATCAAGTATCCGATGTTTCTAATAAACAAGTTTTTTTACCCACTGTATTTGACGGCGTGTTAGCAACTGGCTTTATTGCAGATAGATTTAATGAAATTATTAGTATAATAGGTGCTGTTGATTATACAACTGCTAATTCAATAGTCCCATTAAAATCTCGTAATAAATCAGGGACTCCTTCAGAAGGTGCAGGTAGCGCAATTACATTAATCACTGCTAATATTAATTTTCTTGCAGCAGAAGTATCTGCATATGTTGCTGCAGCGAATCCTAATTTGGTATTCAGAGATGATAAATGTCAACGTGATACTAAAATTATTGTACAGAGATTGCTTTACGATTTAGAAACTGGCGGAAAATATAACTCCGTAATGGTAGGATTGAGCTACTGGTCTCGTAACGGTACACATCATATTGTGCAATTAGGTGAGAATGTAAGGCGTAATGATTTGTTTCCTGATGGGTCCACTGTGAATTTCTATCAGCGCAGCTACATGAGTGCAAGTGGATACGTATTTGAATATGTGGGTGCAGGAACCAACTACGGAGCATTACCGCAAGTAGGACGAGCAGATCCAGTACAAGGAAAAGAAACAGTTCAATTAGACAGCGGTAAAGTATTCTTTACATCAACTGACCAAAATGGCGATTTTAGAATTGGTCCAGGATTGGTGATTAGTCAAGCTACCGGTGTATTAAGCGGTAGAACATTTACTAAATCATTATTTGCTAATATGACCCCATTCATATTAGCTATCGAAGGCGGCGGAGTTTAACAAGGACATATCATGGCATTAATACCATTAAATACATTTAAAACTAAAACATCAAAACTAGGAGCAGATACAACAGGCACAGTGTATGTTGCTCCTGTAGGAGTAACTTCCATTATACTAATGGCACAGATTGCCAACATTACCAGCGCTACTCAATATGTTAGTGTAATTCATCATAGAAATAGACCAATACTTCAGGATGCACAAGGTAACGGTGCCCAATCAAGAGATACTGATTCATTTCTAGTTAAAGATTTTCCAATTCCTGCAAATGATTCAGGCAGTGTATTAACTGGAAAATTAATCATCGAAAGTCTTGATAGTGTAAGGGCATATACTGTCACTGGAAATACTTGTCAACTAGTGTTAAGTATTTTAGAAACTGCGAACGAGTAAAATACATGGCTAAATTATTAAGCGGCAGCATTTTGCGATCAGGCGGAAGTGGAGATTTTATTACTCTCCAAAATGCACAACCGCAATTGCCTGCGACAGATACTACTTCAACAGGCTACACATTAGTAACAGATTACTTATTGCGAACTACTTACCGTTCCAGTCTTGGTAATTTAGAATTTAATAAAGGAACCATATATAGTAATATCGCTGATGGTAATATAACATTATCAGGCACGGGCACAGGAATCGTGCTGGTTTCCGCTACTACTGTTTCAACGGGTACATCAACCGGCGCGCTGGTAGTAAATGGCGGAGTGGGTGTTGGCGGCACCATATGGGCTGCTAACGATATTGTCGCGAACGGAGTAACTATAGGGCAAGGATACAAAGGTAGTAATAATATTGTATTACGCGGAGACGCAACTCCACAGCTAAATGAATTTAATGATGGGCAGCTAAGTGTTGCTATCGGATATGACACATTAACGGGACTTTCATCTTCATATAAAAATATTGCAATTGGCAGATATGCATTAAGTTCGGGTACTATGGTATCAAATTCAATTGCAATAGGTGACAGTGCATTAAAATCTATAGGTATATTACATAAAACATTTGCCGGAAATATTGATACCATAACTGCAACATCTCCAGTTATAATTACTACAAACAGCGAACATTTCCTTACCAGTGGCACTAAAATTGCAATTGAAAATGTAATAAGTCCAATTAATATTAACGGCGAAACTTATTATATTAAAGTAATTGGCATTGCTCAATTTGAAGTGTATACAAATAATATATTATCTATTCCATTAGACGGTACTTCATATCCTCCATATACGCAAGGTACAGGTATTGTTTCTAAAGTTTTAGTTAGCGACAGTAACATTGCAATTGGAGTGGATGCAGCAACATCGCTGATTGACGGCGAAAAAAACTTCTTCTTTGGTCATAGTATTGCTAAAAACTTAGTGACAGGTTCATATAATTTTTTGGTGGGACATGAAGTTGCTAATAACATGATTACTGGTAACGCTAATATTTCTATAGGCGGAGATTTATTAGTGGACGGTCAAGATAATCAAATTAGTATTGGCAGTATTTTTTACTATGATGGAAAAGGGTTCTTGCAGATTAATACAGATACAGGAATCGTTGGGTCAAATTCAACCAGCACTTCATCGGGAGCATTGACTGTATCCGGCGGAGTTGGTATTAGTGGTAGTGTATACAGTGCAAATGGTAATCCCGATGAGGGTAATTTATTATACACTCCTAAAGTAACTATATCAGTAAATCCGCCAACTAATCCAAGAATTGGCGATTTTTGGATAGATCCAACTTTAGCAGTTGAATTTCAGTATGTAAAAGATGGCAATAATAAGTTCTGGATTCAATTCGCAGGATTGTAAATAATATCACTAATAAGAGCTAAAAATTATGGCAGATTTAAATTTTCCAAATGATCCAACAGCAGGAAAAGAACATCAAATAGGCAGTACTACGTGGATGTGGACCGGAAGAGCATGGATTAAATCAATTAGTCCAAATAAAAGAATTAATTCAATAGAAATTACCTCAAAAAATAATGCAACTACTAGTACAAATGGTGTACTAGTAGTTGCAGGTGGTGCCGGAATTGCCAAGGATTTATGGGTTGGTGGGAATCTACATCTACTGGGAACTTTGTATCAATCCGGTGATAAAGTACTTACCACTGCAACTTTTTCTGGAGTGACAAAAGCAGGAGATGATATTCAAATTACTACAGATTCTGATACCGGCTCCCTCACTTTTGATAACATATCTACTTTTCAAACTGTGACTAATCGAGGTTCTAGTAGCACACAACTTGTTAGTTTTACAAACACTACTACTTCATATAGTTATCTTACTGGTGCAGTAACAGTATCTGGGGGAGTTGGCATCGGCGGGGACCTGTACGTTCAAGGTAGGGTCAATTCCGAAAGCATTAGAATTACTGACTCAATATTGGATTCCACAGCAGTATCCATAAATAACACTGATATCACGATTATTGATAGTTATTCAATTGACCAATTTAGATCTGCAAAATATTTGATTCAAATATCAGAAACATCTGCAGGGAATACTGCTAAATTTCAAATGATTGAGATACTATTGTTGGTGGATAATATAGGCACTGTGTACGCAACTGAGTACGGCCAAGTTGCTTCAGCAGGGTCGCTTGGTGAATTTGCTGCAGATATGCAACCTGACAGTATAGTAAGATTGTACTTTACATCTACCAGCGTATCAAACAAAACTATTAAAGTATTACGGACAGCAATGTCAACTTAAAAGGAAATTATATGGCATTAACCGCAATTACAAATGATTTTATTACTAAATCAGGTATAGTTATAGAAGGTACTGCAGTAGTTACCAGTTCAACTGGTCAATCTAGCGCATTGCAAGTCAATGCAGGTGCTGCAATTGCAAAAAATCTTATAGTTGGTACTTCTGCTTTAATTGGTACCACTTTTGCAGTAACAGGCGCTACCTCACTAACTGGTACATTAACCGCAAACAACACCAGTACATTTAATGCAGCATTAATTGTTAGCGGAACAAATACATTAACAGTAGGTACTGGACTGTCAACATTTGCTGGTGCAGTTAGTATAGCCGGCGCATCAACATTATTAGGAACATTAACTGCAAATGGAATTAGTACTCACAATGCAGCATTAATTGTTAGCGGTACAAACACATTTTCAGTAGGTACCGGAGTTTCATCTTTTGGTGGCATAGTTTCTATATCAAATGTCACACCTGCAACTACTGTAGGTGCTGGCGCACTTGTTGTAGCAGGCGGAGTATTTGTTGGAAATAATTTAGTTATCGGATCAGCAACTTCTAGCACGGGCATAGTGTCAAACAATGCATTATATATTGCAGGAGGTGCCGGTATTGCAGGTAGTATGGTAGTCAGTGGTGCTGCAGTATTTAAAGATACTGTTACTTTTAATGGCACTGCTACCTATGTATACAGTACTAATACTGTTTATACAGACAATATTTTAGAACTCCATACGCCTCCTGGCGGAATGAATAGTGCATGGACTATCAATGATGCAAAAGATATTGGTATACGCATGCATTATTTTGATACGTCTGATAAAAACGCATTCTTTGGGCGTACCGCAGCGTCTGGATACTTTGAATATTTTAGTGCAGGAGTTGAAAATGCTACGTCATTTGCTGGTGCAACATACGGGGTTATTAAAGCAGGTACATTTATTGCTAATGATACTACTGCAGCCACAAATGCTACATCCGGTGCATTACAAGTATTGGGCGGAGCAGGGATCGGTGGAGCAATATATGCAGGTGCAAATATAAGCGGTGCAACAGTAACTGCTAGAAATTTAACAGATCAACAAGTAGTGTTTTCTGATGCTGTTGGATTATTGTCAGGGCACGCAGGTATTACTTATAATCAATCAACTGGTATTTTAACAACTACTGTAACATCTGCTATCACCAGTACCAATTTAACCAGCGGTGCTGCAGGTAGCTTACCATATCAGTTAGCAGCAGGGTCGACTTCGTTTTTACCAATTGGTAATAATGGATATGTGTTAACTTCTTCAGGATCTGCGCCAGCTTGGACACCAGTTACTGGATTGTCTGCAGGTAATGCAACTACTGCAACTAATATTGCAGGCGGCTTAGCATACCAAATTCCATATCAATCAGCACCTGGATCAACTGTATTTTCAGGCAGTTTGACTTATACACCAGTAACTTCCACTTTGTCTGTGCCAATTATTTCAGTGTCTGCAGTAACTGGATCAACATCTGTATCAACTGGTGCATTAGTTGTGGCAGGCGGAGTTGGTATTGCTGGTACTATAAATGTTGGCGGAAAACTAGTAATTAATGATTCCACTGATGCAACTTCCATTTCAACTGGTGCTATTATTGCAACAGGCGGAGTTGGAATTTCTAAAAATCTTGTAGTTGGTGGTGCAGTTAGTATAGGCACTCCTGTAGCTAGTACAGTTATTCCATCAATAATTAGCAACAATATGCAGCTTGCTAGTTTTACAAAAACTGGTATTATTGGTTCTGCTCCCACAACATTAGATACATATGATGCAACTGTTTATAGAAGTGCAAGATATACTATTCAAATTGTGGATTCAGGAAAAGTGCATGTTACTGAAATTACATTACTGCATAATGGTATTGATGTATATATTAATGAATATGGTATTTCAACCAGTGCAGGGGAGTTGGGAGCATTTAATGCATCGTTTGCTACAAATACTGTAACACTATTGTTTACTCCATCAACTGCAACTTCGATGACAATTAAAGTAGTAAGAATGTGTATTACTCTTTAATAATTTAAAAAAATAGCATATAAAATAGAGCATCAGTTGCTCTATTTTTTTTTATTATGATATAAGAGTAATAAATAAATGAATATAATGTAACTAGCCGTTACGCGGAAAGGGAAACTTAATGGCACAAAATAATGATTTTATAGTTAAGAATGGTATAGTAGTTAAGTCTACTGCTACTATTTTTTCAGTAGTACAATCAATAAGCACTTCATCTGGAGCGCTAGTTGTTAACGGCGGTGCAGGCATCGCCGGAAATTTATATATAGGGGGAAGCTTATATGTAAATGGTGTACTATCAGCACAGCCAGTAATTCAAAATTTTATTGCAACAGCAGGTCAAATCACTTATACACTATCTAACGGATATTCAGTAGGAACTGTATTAGTTTATGTAAATGGTATTCTAGCTGCTCCCTCTGACTACAATGCAACTAATGGATCATCAATAATACTTTCTACTCCGAGAAATGCAGGAGATAATATTGCTGTAATTAGTTCGTTAGTAAATTCAGGTATACAAGGGCCATCAGGCGCTACGGGACCACAAGGACCTACTGGTTCAACTGGTTCTCAGGGAGCAACAGGATCTACTGGGCCAACTGGATCAACTGGATCAACTGGACCACAAGGATCTACTGGGCCAACTGGATCAACTGGACCACAAGGACCAACTGGAGCAACAGGATCTACTGGTC